CACGTGGGCGTGGTGGTATTAAGTTTGATGGGCAATTTAATTGGTCATATCATTGTTTTAACTGTGGGTTCAAATGTGGGTTTATGTTAGGTAAGAGCATTACACAAAATACAAAATATTTGTTACAATGGTCTGGTATTGATAGTACTCAAATAAGTAAATGGAGTTTAGAAAGTTTACAACATAAAGATTTACTAGACTTCACTAACTTAAAAAAACAAAAATCAAAAATAAAATTTAAAGAACATACATTGCCTGAAGGTGAGTTAATCGATATTAATAACTCATTGCACAAAGTATACATTGATTATTTGTCTGCGAGGTCGATAAATTATAATGACTACCCGTTCTTAGTTACACCTAATGACACTGGCAGACAGTCAAACAGAATCATTATACCTTACACTTATAACAATAAGATTGTAGGGCATACGAGCAGATTCTTAGATAACAAAATCCCTAAGTATATTAACGAGCAACAACCTGGCTATGTATTTGGTTATGACTTTCAGAAACCCGATTGGGAAGTATGTTTGTTAGTTGAAGGTATCTTTGACGCATTAAGCTTAAATGCCTGTGCGTTAACACACAATACAATCAATGACGACCAAGCACAGATTCTAGCACAACTTAATAAACGTATTATCTTTATTCCTGATAGAGATAGTACAGGTTTAGAAACGTGTGATAGAGCATTAGAGTTGGGTTATAGTGTTAGTATTCCTAATTGGGATGACGATGTTAAAGATGTAAATGACGCGGTAGTTAAGTATGGTAAGTTGCCTACATTACTCAGTATATTGAGTAGTGCAACAACTAGTAAAATCAAAATAGAACTACAGAGGAAGAAAATTGAAAAAAGATTACGAAAATAAAAAAGATTACGGTATTGAGATGCAAAAGATATTTTTGCGTGTTATGATTACTGAGGCTGAACTCTACACTAGAGTTATGAACATTTTAAATAGTGAGAACTTTGATAGGTCATTAAGACCTATCGTAAATCTATACAAAGAACACACTACAAAATATAGTATTTTGCCCGACCCCACACAGATTAAAGCAATCACTGGGCAAGATATTGATATTATTGCTAACTTTAGTCCTAATCAATTTGATTGGTTCTTGGATGAGTTTGAAGCCTTCACTAAACGACAAGAGTTAGAACGAGCTATTCTAAAAGCCGCAGACTTACTTGAGAAGGATGATTTTGGCCCAGTCGAAAAATTGATTAAAGATGCAGTACAAATCAGTTTACAAAAAGATATGGGAACTGATTATTTCTATGACCCGGCAGCACGTATCAACAAATATTTTAATAGCGGTGGACAAGTATCAACTGGCTGGCCACAGATGGATCGTATCTTGTATGGTGGATTCAGTCGTGGTGAACTGAACATCTTTGCAGGTGGTAGTGGTTCAGGTAAATCATTGGTTATGATGAACATAGCATTGAACTGGTTGCAACAAGGTATGAGTGGTGTTTATATTACATTAGAACTTAGTGAAGAACTAACATCATTAAGAACAGATGCTATGTTGACCATGATGGGTACAAAGGCAATTCGTAAAGATATTGATACTACAAGTCTTAAAGTAAAGATGATTGGTAAAAAGTCAGGACAATATCGTGTTAAGGGTTTACCTGCACAAAGTAATGTAAATGATATTCGTGCTTACTTAAAAGAAGTACAAATACAAACAGGTATTAAGATTGACTTTGTGATGGTTGACTACTTAGATTTGGTTATGCCTGTTTCTGTTAAAGTTAATCCAAACGATCAGTTTATTAAAGACAAATATGTTGCTGAAGAATTACGTAATCTAGCAAAAGAGATGGGTATTTTAATGGTAACTGCAAGCCAGTTAAATCGTACAGCAGTTGATGAAATTGAATTTGACCATAGTCATATTGCAGGTGGTATCAGTAAGATTAATACAGCAGATAATGTATTTGGTATCTTTACAAGTCGCAGTATGCGTGAGCGTGGAAAGTATCAGATTCAATGTATGAAAAGTCGTAGTAGTACTGGGGTAGGTCAAAAGATTGATTTAGATTATAATGTAGAAACTATGAGAATTAGTGATTCAGGGGGTGATGGGGAAGATAGTTATAGACCACAGCCTAGTGCTACTGATATTATGAATAAGTTAAAACCTCAATCTACATTACAGTCTACTGAACCTATTATTGACCAAGCTACTGGTGAAATTTTAGAGCCGGAACATAAGAAAGTTGTAGTAGATGTACAGGGTTCAAAACTCAAAAGTTTACTTAATAGTTTAAAGAAATAAACCGTAAAATAGATAAATACTATTAGGAAATTAATATGCAAAAACAAACTCGCAGCCTTCTGCAGGAATTGGAAGCTATCGGCAATAATCGTGATACAAGTCATGTTATTGAGAGTAGAGCCCACAACATCATTACCAGTGCTATTAATTTATTAGAGATGATTAATAGAAATTATCCTAAAGAGCAAGCAGAGATATTAGAGAGAAAATTGCTTGGGGCAATTAAATCACGTGATCAAGGCAAGTTTTCCAAATCAATAAAGAAGAACAGCGACAAAGAGCAGTTATGAATTTATCGGAAGAATTAGCATTACTTAAATCTAAGATTGACAATTTATCTATAAATGAAGATAAAGGTCATTTAGACCATCCTGAGGATTTAATCTTTTTAGGTGGAAGTGAGGGTGCTAATCGTGCTGTACAATCTACTATTGCTACAGTTAATAATCCAGCGACAGTTACAATTAAATGGGATGGATATCCTGCATTGATATTTGGACGTAATAGTTCAGGTAAGTTTAGTATTATGGACAAGCATATGTTCAATAAGAAAGACGGCACAGGACGACAAGTATTCAGTCCTGAACAATTTGTAGAATATGATCAATCACGTGGAGTAGAGCGTGATAGTTTATGGCCTATTATTAATGAGATATGGCCCGGATTAGAAAAAGCTAGTAAAAGCAGTAAAGGTTATTATTGGGGTGATTTATTATTTCATCAACCGTTAAAAGATCAAAATGGCAGTTATGTTTTTAAAGCCAATCCTAATGGTATTACTTATAAAGTAGAAGTTAATAGTCCAGTTGGAAAATTGATGGGTGGCAAACGTGCTGGAATTGCAGTACATCAATATATTGATCCTAACGCAATGACTACTGACGAAGCAGTAACATTGAATGGTAATATAGGTCAATTGAAGAATAATAGTGATGTTGCAATTGTTCCTAGTGCTATGCCAACAGCACCTAAGCTTAAGATAGATACAACATTAGTAAAGAATGCACAGAATGCAATTAAGAAATATGGTCCTGCAGTAGACCAATTAATGAATAGTGCACCTCAAGCACGTAATACATTTAATCAATTGTTTACTGTATATATTAATAAAAAGATTGTTGCCGGTGATTTAAACAATTTAGCTAATGGGTTTATGGATTTCGTAGAAGCTAGACCTATGACAGAAAGAATGAAAGCTAAGATAGCTGAACATTTAAATCAAAACAAAGATGCTATTTTAGGTGCTTTTACTATATGGTCTGCACTATATACACTTAAAATGTCTGTGGTCAATCAATTGAATAAAGCCGCAGAAGTTAGTCCTGTTAAAGGATATTTACAAGATGGAACTGAAACACATGAAGGTTTTGTTGCAAATGGCTTAAAATTTGTAGATAGAATGGGTTTTAGTAGGCAAAATTTAGCCGGAAGATAAGCCCAAAACCAACATTTTTTGTTACCAGGCATAAATAATAGTAGAGCTATATGCTCACAAACTTAAAGGAAATTTATCATGGCACAATTTACACGTGTAAACGGCGACTTCTTACCAGTCATTAACTATGACGCACCTGACTATACAAACAGCGGTGTTAATGCAGTTACTTCTGGAGCAACAGTTCAGCCACAAGGTCCAAAATTGGACTTCTTCACAATCACTTTCACAGGTGCATTGACAACAACTCAGTTGAACGTAGCTGTTCAAACTATTCAACAATTAGCTACAATCTATATGTATGAGTATACAGATGA